ATCGGGCTAAAAGATACACTTTCTTTCTTTCCAAATATGAACGAGGATTTTTCAAATATGAAATTTATTTATAGCATTGAGCCGAGGAGATAGGATGTCATTATTCACCGACGAAGATTTATACAGCAAACATATCACGGGGGTCGTTGACAGTAACGCTAAAAACGAATTTGTTATGGCAGGCAAGGAAGATTTTATATTAACGACGTTCGGCAAACTAAGGGAGAATACAACGTTCCATTTCGTTTCTGGTGGGATGTGGTCATTAGCAGATATTGTGTATTATATTCTAAAGCAAATTGGACCAGCACATCTTGTCGCTTGTACATGGAGTTTTACCGGCCCAGCTGCAGCAAAATTAATATACCTGCAAGACATCGGTCTTATCAAAAGCATGTCATTCCTTATTGACAACGCGATGTCAAAATGGAGTAAAGGGGCATTTGCCACGATTCGTCCACACTGTAAAGATATCTCCACGACGCTAATCCATGCAAAAGGATTTGTTATCTACAACGACGGCTGGGAAGTATCCTGCACAACATCGATGAACTTTTCGAATAACCCACGCATCGAATCTGGCGTTATATCAACGAATCATGAAGTTTTTGAATTCTCAAAGAAATGGATTGAAAGGGGGATAAAACAAGGAAACAAATTTGAGATAAAAAGCAACCATTTAGCCGAAGAAATCAAACTTGATAAAGAGCATATAAGCACCGGCAAAATTGTGTATATAATTCGTGGTGTTCGGGGGGCCGGAAAATCTACACTTGCAAAATCCATTGCAGACGTGGTATGCGAGAATGACGAATTTTTTGTTAATGATGGATACTATTTCTTCAACCCTGTTAAAACCAATCTAGCTGTATCTTACTGTAAGGCTACTTTTAAGCAGGCGATTGAAGACGGCAAACTAAAGATAGCGGTTGCAAATACATTTAAAAAAGAGTGCGAAACAAAATACTACAAAGAATTTGCCCAAAAACACGGATATGCAGTTTTTCAGATTATCTGTCAGAATGTAAATGACACAAAAAATATACACGGCGTTGACGACGAGACTGTAAGAGTGCAGAAGAAAAAATTTGAGGTGAAATTATGACAGACGAACAGCTGAAGGAAATAGAGCAGAATGCAGAGCTTCAATTTACCAGCGAACAAATAGCGATCATCATGGACGACGACGAAATCACGGCGATACTGGCTCCGGATGAGGACAAGAAGAATGCGCGTAAAATAGACCACGCCACAGTGAAAAAGGTCCATCAGGCAGTTTTGAAAGGATGGCTAAAAAGTGAAGCCGATATCAGGCGATCCATTAAAACGCAGGCGACTCAAGGCGTCACGCAATCCCATAAACTTATGCTGGACTTGATTGCGGAGCGAAAAGTATTAGAGTCTGAGAACGACGAACGGTGTAGTAAATGATATCAGAATATGGCTACAAACGACACAAGGAAAAAGCGAGAAAGCGACAAGCTGATCAAACAGCGTCCGGCCGTGATATCGGAATTATACCAAAAGTATCCTGCCCATCGCGACGAGGCCGTTGCCGTAATTCATTGCTGAGATTTCTAAAAGTCTACTTCCCTGTAATCTTTTATTTGGCGTGGTCTCCAAACCATATCCGCATCATTAAAAAGCTCGAACGAGCGATCAAGCACGGCGGTAAATTCGCACTTGCAATGCCACGTGGTTCCGGCAAAACGTGGATTAGCGTTCTAGGAGCGTTGTGGGCTATAGCATACGGTTACAGGAAATATATTGTTTTCGTCTCCGCCACCGATGATTTGGCAACAAGCAATATGCTTAAAATCAAGATGTCAATAGAGACCAACGATAAATTCAAGGCAGACTTTCCAGAGATTTGCTACCCAGTGGCTAAGCTTGAGGGCATCGCGAACAGATGCAAAGGCCAAACACACGGCGGTAAACGAACTTATATCGAATGGAACGATAGCCGGCTTGTAATGCCACGGATTGAAGGGAGCAAGTGCTCAGGCTCAATCTTTGAATCAGCATCAATTACATGCGGAAATCTGCGAGGCAAGTCCTACATGACAGCGGAGGGCATTTCATTGCGTCCAGATTTTGCGATACCAGACGACGTTCAGACTAAAGAATCTGCGCTATCTCCAACGCAATGCGTGAAACGGATGGAAATTATCGACGGCGACATCATGAACATGAATGCACCTGGTACTAAAATGGCAGCCGTCATGCCTTGCACGGTCATTGAAAAAGGCGACATGGCAGACTTTATGCTCGATAGAAAATTGCGTCCTGATTGGAATGGCGAGCGCTTGAAACTTCTCGATGCCTTCCCGACAAACATGGATTTATGGGATAGATACCGAGAAATTTGGGGCCAGTCACAGCGAGACCACGATGGCAGTATCATCGACGCGACAGCATTTTACGAAGAGCATCGCAAAGAAATGGACGCCGGCGCGATCCCAACATGGCCACAACGTAAAGAACAGGACGAAATTTCAGGCATCCAATACGCAATGAATCAGTTTATCGAGAATCGCAAAGTATTTTTCAGCGAGTATCAAAATTCACCAGAGAGTAAGCAGGACGAAACGAAACAGCTTACGAAGGACGCGCTAATCCTGAAGCTTAATAATCTTCCACGGCTCACGGTACCGCTTGCCTGTTCCAGCGTTGTCATGTTCATCGATGTTCATGACAAACTATTATACTGGGAAATCTGCGCATTCGGTGAAGGCTTTTCGGGCTCGATTATTGATTATGGCACTTGGCCGAAGCAGAAGACAAAAGAATTCTCAATGAACGAAGCGCGTTATACCATGGAAACAGAATATAAGGACATGGGAAGATCCGCAAGAATCTACGCGGCGTTGTCAGATTTAACAACAATGGCACTAGGTCGTGAGTATATCCGCGAAGATGGGTCCGTCCTGAACATCGCGCGTTGCCATATAGATGCGAATTGGGGTCCTGAGACGCCTGTTGTATATCAGTTCTGCCGGCAGTCTGTATATTCTAATATTTTAACACCATGCCACGGGCGCGGAATCCTTGCAAATCAAAAGCCGATATCAGAACGCAAGCGGGAACGTCACGAAAAAATGGGGCTTGAGTGGTATATATCAAGTAATAAACAAAAAAGGACGGTTCGTTTTTGCGTCTACGACACTAACTTTTGGAAGACAGCGACACTTCAAAGACTCATAACATCGGAAGGCGATCCCGGGTGTTTGAGTATATTCGGCACAGATCCATATCAGCACAATCTATTATTCATGCACTTATGCGCGGAATACTTCACTCCGACATCAGGGCAGGGGCGTAGGGTTGACGTATGGAAGACCCGAGCAGGACGGCCAGATAATCATTGGTTTGATGCGCTGGTTGGTTGTTTAGTTGCGGCAAGCATTGACGGGATTACACTGAATGAGACAAAACCAATCGCGAAGAAACCGCGTCGAGTTGTAAATCTGCCGGCATATATCCCGCAGATGTAACACAACCACGCAAATCCCGCTGATTAATTTCGGCGGGATTTTTTTTATTTTAAAGATATCATTACATTTATATAAAGAAAATGCAAAAATATGACATTATTTTCGCAAATAGTGGAACATTTACGCATTAAATGTGTATATAATATATAGACAGTATGTAATATTATATATAATAGGGGCTTAAAATGGCAGATAAAACGACCACTGAAATTATTACCGAAGCTATGGCAAAGCCGAAAAGCATATCAGCAGACGGCGAAAGTGCCAGCCAATATCCTTTATCAGATGTCCTTGAGGCAACCGCTGCATTGCCTAGAAAAGGGCACCGAGTTGGCAGCAAAATTGCGATGTTTAAACCAATTGGAAATTCTGCTGTATGACATTTTTCAAAAGATTTTTTAATAAGTCTAAAAAGGTTACGAGATCAGCATCGCCTATGTTAGCAAGATTTGACGCAGCGCAAACCACGAAAGAAAATGCTGCGCATTGGTCAATGGCTACAGGATACGACGCTGATACAGAAGCATCGCCAACGGTGCGCTCAATTATTCGACGTCGTGCGAGATACGAGAGTGCCAACAATTCATCGCTCCGTGGGATGATAAGCAAACACGCGAATGATGTCATTGGCACGGGCCCACGCCTTCAACTATCTTCTGAAAATCAAATCATGAACCATGACATCGAGGCTGATTTTTTGGCGTGGTCAAAAGAAATAAATTTGGGGCGTAAATTGCGGATTGCGGTAATGGCTGAAGCTCGAGACGGTGAAGCATTCTTAATGTTAATTTATAACAAAAAGCTAAACACTAAAATTAAGCTTGATATCAGAGTCCTTGAGGCTGACCGAATCCGTGGCGATTACCAAACAATGAGCAATGATGACGAAGTTGACGGAATTTTTTATGATGAAATTGGAAATCCAATAGAATATAACGTCATGCCACATCCGGGCGGTAACGATTTCTCCGTTGAGGGGAAGCGCGTTCCTGCCGATTACATGATCCATTTATTTAGCGAAGAGCGTCCAGAACAGCACAGGGGTGTTTCAATGCTTACATCAGCTTTGCCAGCATTCGCGATGCTCCGCCGATACACCCTTGCGATGATTAAAAAAATGGAGTCTTCCGCAAATATTGCCGGTGTGATTCAAACAAATGAATTAGCGGACGAAATAGAGCCGGATGCGCTTGGTCAAGATGCTTTTGAGCCTTTCAGCCTTCCGCGTGATGGATATGCAGCCTTGCCGAGGGGCTACAACCTCAAAGATCACATGACGAACAACCCGCTTGAATCGCAAAACAGCTTTGCTGAGCAAGTAAAAATTGACTCAGGGCAGACGCTGAACTTGCCAAAGAATGCAGCACTAGGAGACTCTTCAAGCTATAATTACGCATCAGGGCAACTTGATTTTCAGGCTTACAAGAAATATTTGACAATCGAGCAGGCCGATATCGCTAATATTGCGTTGGCTAAAATTATGAAACTTTGGTTCCGTGAGTATTGGCCGCAGCAGATTAAGTATAGACGTGATGACTATCTCGTTTTAAGCTGGTTCTGGGATGGAACTGGACACGTTAATCCGCTGGTTGAGGCAAATGCGCAGAAGCAACGGCTTGATAACAAGTCAACAAATCTGGCTATTGAATGCGCATCGCAGGGCAGAGACTGGGAAGACGTTCAAGACCAGCGACTTAAAGAAGAGTTCCGAGAGATTAGGAAACGGAAAGAAATGGGGCTACCTCCGAAAACAACAGAGTCAGATTATGAATATTAAAAATAGAGGGTAAACAATGACAAAACCAAAGATCAGAGCCGCGAATACAGCATCGAAGCAGCTGATTTTAGCCGCTGAAAGTTCTACATTTAGCGATGGAAAGGCGTCCGGCGTTGCTTATACAGGAGGAAGCTTTACTCAGGACTGGAGTGGATCCCCTGTTTATTTAGATTTAGATACATTAACAATCGCCGCGCAGATTCCGATTATGTATAACCACATATACTCACCAGAATTTCGGCTGGGCGTTGCGAGGGTTACGAATGAAGGCCATCAGCTTTCTTTTACCGGTGAACTGGATGCCGAGAAACCACTTGCAGCGGGCATAATCAAGGAAGGCAAAAAAACCCCTTGGCAAGTATCAATCGGAGCAGACGCAGGCGACACAGAAGAGATTTTTGCAGGGAACACGGCAGTAGTTAACGGGCGGACGGTTACGGGTCCAGCGTTAATTTGTCATAATCGGGTTTTACGTGAGATTAGTACTGTAGCGCTGGGCGCTAATCTTAATACACATATGGAAATCGCAGCGAAATACACAAAAGCGGGACAAGATGTTCCACAAACTCAGGAGAATGTTATGAACGAAGAATTAAAACGTTACATCTTGGCCAAATACAAGCTTGGCGAAGTTGACGAAAAAGCCATTCTGGCACACCTCACATCGGTTAAAAGCTCTATCAAGGCAGAAGAAACCGAATTACGAAAACTTGATACTCCAGCGCCTACAGAATACGGAAAAACTCAAGTTCAAGCATCGGCAAACGTTGATATCGATGCACTTGTACAGGCTGCTCTTGCAAAGAAAAACACTGAAAATATGCAACGCGTGGCTTCTATTCAAGCAGCGTTCGGAAGTGACTTTCCAGAACTCAAGGCGCAGGCGGTTACAGAAAATTGGAGTGTTGCAGATAGTAACACCGCATTACTCAAAGCGATGCGTGAAGCTCGTCCAGTTATGCCGTCTTTTTCTATTGCAGGAAGTAACACCACTGCCGGAGAAACAATTAAAGCCGCCACGATGCTTACAGCAGGAATTAGGCCTGAGACTGTAATTGCGTCCACAAGCGAGGCATCAGTTGATTTAGCACAGAAACGTTTCCGCAGTGGATGTGGCCCCAAACGTCTTATCCTTGAGGCAGCGTTGTTAAATGGATTTACAGGGCACGTAATCGATGGAAGTAACTGGCATGAAGCCACAGACATGGCTATCCATGCACAGTTTTCCAACGTTTCTTTAACTGGAATCCTTGCAGATGTTTACAACAAGCGAATGCTTGAAGGATTTACTCACGTGGATCAGGCTTGGCGTAAGATTGCAAAAAGAACCCCTGTAAATGATTTTAAACAAATCAATTCTTACCGCTTGAATATGTCAGGCGGATTTGAAAAAGTAGGGCCGGATGGCGAACTTAAACATGCGTCATTGAGCGACGAATCATACAGCAATCAGGCTGAAACATTTGGTAAAATAATCGGGCTCACTCGTAAAAATATCATTGATGATGATATGGGCGCGTTGAATAGCGTACCGTTTGGTTTTGGCCGTTTGGCTGGTAATTCCTTCAACAAGTGGTTCTGGACAGAATTCCTTGACAACGCTGCATTCTTTTCCAGCGCGAACAACAATATTAAGACGAGCGCAACCGCGTTGAGTGTCACCGGTATTGATGAAGCTAAAGCGTTATTCTACGCAATCACCGCAGCAGATGGCGACGAAACTGGTATCGAGCCTGCTATCTTGTTAACATCTCGAGGTCTTGAAACCTTGGCAACGCAGTTGTACAAAGACACTCAGTTGGGTGTTGTTGGTGTTGGGAGTGCGAAGGCCGTTGCGCCTGTAAGCAATCCGCATGCTGGGAAGTTCGAGCCTGTTGCCACAAATTATTTGAGCAACTCGAAAATTTCCGGTTCAAGTCCGACTGCTTACTACTTGCTTGCTGATCCGCTTGATTGTCCTGCAATCGAAGCAGTATTCTTGGATGGCCGCGAAACGCCATTTGTCGAAAGTTCTGCCGCTCAATTTAATACGCTTGGTATTCAATACCGCCCATATCTCGATTGGGGCGTAAAGAAACAAGATCCTAAGGCCGGCGTTAAGATGTCAGTCTGATTAGTCGAAAATTAACAACAAATCCGGGTTGATTGTCAGCCCGGTAAATTTCAAAATTATAAGGAGAATATCATGGCTACACCTTTACAACGAGGCGAAAATGTAGATTATACACCAATCGCAGATGTCGCAGCTGGCGCAGTGGTTAAATTAGGTTCCAATTTTTACGGGGTCGCATTAAGCCCAATTCCTGCTAATACTTTAGGAGCTCTTGCGGTGGTTGGAGCGTTCCGATTCACAGCGTCCGCGGCTATTGCATATGGCGCGTTGCTTTACTACGACAGCTCTACAGATAAAGTGAGTTCCGTTGCAGTTAATGGCAATTACATCGGGCGCTCAATCAACGTTGCTGCGGCCGACGGGGATGAATCTTGGGGCTTACTTGATGCGGTAAACATCGGTGAATTTTCTGCTATTGTTCCAGGGACTGCGCCGACACCTACAGCACTTACAGAGCCTACGACCGACGGTATCACTGGGACGACCTACACAGGCCAGCCGGCATTAATCGCGGCCGCCATTGGTGCGAACTATACAAATTGTTCGAACAATGCCGCAGACCTTGCAGCGTTAATTGTCCTGCTCAAAGCGAACGGCGTGTTGGAATAACATAGGAGCTTGTAAATGAACATCTTACGCGATGCAATGGAGACACTACGTGACATTAGAACCAATTTTATGTCAGAAGACATAACCTACGTCGGCGATAATGGCGCGATAGACTTAAAAGCGCGCGTAGGATTTTCGACAGCAAGTGAAATGGACGATTACGGCAACGGAATAACCGAGATTAGAAGTGTTGATTTTATCATGCCAAGCGATATAATTGTACCTAAATTAGGAAATTATATCGTTTGGAATGGTAATAAATACCGCTTGAGTAGCAAATCCGGTTCGCCGTGTTGGCGTAATGCGGACAATCACGGTGTAAGCATTCGTATTTCTACGAAGAAGGACGGCACAGCATGAGCAAAACAACAGACGCAGCGAATGGCGTTGTAGCAGTATTGGAGTCAGCTGGATACAGCGATGTGAAATTGGAGTATACACCTAATTTTGAGATGGCGAGCGATATTGTTTCAGCTCTTTTTGTTACGCCGACGCAGTACGGCACAGCGGAAGACAGAAACCGAGTTTCACGGCGCGTAAAAACTGAAATAACGCTGATTGTCAAGATTAAAGAGGGCGAAAAAGACGCGTATTTCGAGAAATACAACGACCAGATGGAGGCTATTTCAGAACTTTTTTATCTCAAACAGCTTCCAAATTTAGCGGGGATAACTTGCGATGGGTTCGAAATCGACGTCATGGGATCAGATTTGAGGTATCGCGA